CCCGAAAGCTCTATGGAGTGTGTGGTGTTTCACCCCACCACAAACTGGGAATCTTTAATGGTGATATAAGCACGCTAGAAGCCGCGTTGCTCGAAAGAATGTATTATTGTAATGTAGATGGGCAGTTCGTTGCTGCCCCAAAATGCGCACGTTCAACTATCGAGGATAGGTTGAGAAACTTTGGAGATAAAGTAGTTCTAGACAATCGCAATGTCACGCCGATGTCCATCACAGAAGTGGTAGACACGTACCGGGGTCGCAAGCGCGCAATCTATGAACAGGCTGAAAAGAGTCTCAACCTAAACGGGTTAAAACGATCACATGCGCATAGTATTTGTTTTGTCAAGGTTGAAAAAGGCAACCCGGCAAAGGCACCTCGCTGTATACAACCGAGAAGAGCTGAGTATAACCTGTGTGTAGGGAAATATATAAAGCGTCTCGAACATCGTCTGTACCGCTCGATAGCGCGTATATTCGGTGATGGACCCACTGTAATGAAGGGATATAATGTTGTCGATGTAGCTCGTATAGTCAAAGGTAAATGGGATAGTTTTGTGCATCCCGTTGCTATTGGTCTAGACGCAGTCAAATTTGACATGCATGTTAGCCCTGAAATGCTAGGTTGGGAACATGGGGTATACAACCGTATATTTAAATCCGCTGAACTGAGGAAGTTGTTGGGATGGCAGATGAATAATATCGGTAGGGGATACTGTGTCGATGGCAAATTAAAGTACAAAGTGAAAGGGAAGAGATTCAGTGGTGATATGAATACCGCCTTAGGCAATTGCCTTATAATGTGTGCCATGGTTTGGGCATACGCCAAGGAGCGTGGAGTGTCGTGCAAGTTGGTTAATAATGGGGATGATTGCGTGGTGTTTATGGAACAACAGGATCTATCAGTGTTCAAAAGAGGCCTGGAAGCCTGGTTTTTGGACATGGGTTTTAGGATGACCGTTGAAGAACCGGTGTATGAGATGGAGCAGATAGAGTTCTGCCAAATGCACCCGGTATACGCTGGAGGAGAATGGAAGATGTGTAGGAATATCCACACAGCACTCATCAAAGATTCGTTGAGTGTCGTGCCATTAACCAGTAGAACTACTTTTCAGAAGTGGTTGGGAGCGGTTGGAGAGTGCGGTTTAGCGTTGTGTAGTGGGGTACCTGTGATGCAGGCGTTCTATCAATGCTATATGCGCAATAGTAGGGGACTACAAGGAAAGATGTCGGAGAGTGTACAGATGCAGAGTGGTATGCGATTGATGGCCAAAGGATTAGAATCCAAGGCTAGGAGCGTATCAGATGCTGCGAGGTACTCGTATTGGTTAGCCTTCGGGGTTACCCCAGATCAACAAGTTGCAGTAGAACAATACTATGAGCGACTGATGCTGGAGTACACCCCGCAAGATAATTGCAATCAATATTCTGACCATATAATTGATGTCCTTTGCATACCATGGTAATTTCTGCGGCCCGGGATGGAGTGCAGGTGAATGGCAAAACTCCGTTGTCTCGGATGTGGAGCCGATTGACGAGTTCGATGCGTCGTGTAAGGTGCACGATGAGTTGTATGCGACACGAGGAGATCTCGGTGCCGCCGACTCCGAATTCGCCTATCAGAACCTCACCTCATTATCACCGAAGCGAATGTTTGCGGGCGCAATTGTTGGAGCGCAGGGCTTTGCGAGAGCAGTCCTTAATCGATCACAATTGGCTATGTCCACAATGTTACCCTTTGATGACCCGTACCAAGGATTCGACCTATTCACGGAAGAACTCGAGGGGCGGGAAACCGGGGAAGATAAATTAACCACTATCAAACAACCTTTAAATACCCTTTTTAAACGTCAAGAAATGAAAAATAAGACTAATAATAAGAAATCCAAAACCAGTCAACCTAGAAGCCTGCCGCCGGCGGCACCCAGACGACCAGTCGGGCAAGCCAATGGCCGTACAGGGGGGCGTGGTAATACTCGTAATATTACTGCTGCACCAGTATCTCTAGGGGTTGGAATCACCACCAGAAAGCCACGCTATAGCGTGAGCCGAACTGGTGGTACCGTAATCACACATCGTGAGTATATCGGGCAGGTCACAGGGGCCGCCACTTTTACTGCGACGGCATATGAATGTAACCCGGGGTCAGCTTTGACCACACCATGGTTATCACGAATTGCGTCGAATTATGATGCGTATGTTTGGAAACAGCTTAAGTATGTATATGTACCAGCTGTTTCCTCTGCCACTGCAGGTCGGTTCATCATGGCATTCAACTATAATGCTGCTGATCCACCACCACAGACTAAACAAGAAATAGTATCAATTAACCCGTGCACTGAAGTGAGTGTGTGGACCCCAGCGGAATTATCAGTTCCAATTACTGGGGCGGAACTGTACACCCGGCAATGGGTGCCGATTGGTGTAGATATTAAGACCTATGATATGGGCAATCTAACAGTTGGGGTTGATTTGGGCGGAGCCACTACAATTGGCGAACTGTACGTTGAATATGTAATTGAATTAATGAGACCACATCCTTCTATTAGGCAGGTAACCGAAATTGCGGCTACTGGAATTGCTAATACATCGGTGTGGCCGTCAACCAGTGCAACCACTGTTGGTTCAACCATGGTAGGCACCAGTCTTACGGCTAATAGCATCACTTTTTATGGTGCTGGCCGTTATCTTGTACTGGTAAGGCTAGTTGGGTCGGTAATTTCCGCCATAACTCCTGTTGCCACCACCGGTGGATTCAATACTGTTGCGGGGTATGCTACAAGCATTGATATCAACACTGCCACTACAAGTGTGTTATGGACCGCTACGTACGATGTCACTTTGCCAAGTGCTAATGTGCCAGCATTGTTAACTATTAACAATTCTTCCACTACAGTTACTTCGGCTTATTTCATTGCTACGCGGCTGGATGCCGGACGAGCGTTTACGATGGCTTAATTAGTTTCAAAAACAAGTGGACAACACTGTAAAATGTGGTGCACAGCACCTAAAACAAAAATATGAAAACCATTGTGTGAATGGTTATGTGCAGTGGCAAGCTGGGTCGCGGTGTAATTCAAGCATCGGGCATGAAATGGAGGGTGGTTCCTCCCTCTGAACTTGCGTTAACCCTGGGAAGGGCAACATTTGAATCGTACATAATAACTAACACTCTACTAATAAAAATAACCATGCATTTCGTCTCTAACTTTATTGTTAGTTTTCCTAGCTTCTGGATGTAAAATTGTATATCTCCCGGCTACATAATTCTACGTAGTCGTTTCGCTACATCTTCAAAAAATGTAGTGGGTTTCTGGTCAACATTGGTTGAGG